GTATTGATACCACCAACGGTGGACTCAACATCTCATCTATTGCCTATGACAATACTGAGTATCCGATTGGTTCCTTTGCCCAAGAATCTAGCGTCTCTGAGATTGGTATTCCATACCCACAGGGAGCGCAGGAATATATGGGCTTCAAGTTCACAATGACTCGTAACTCTACTGATAACACCAAGGGTCCATTGTTTACTGGTTATCAACTCAAGTCTCTACCAGCAGTACCACGTCAGAGACTTATCCAATACCCACTGTTCTGCTATGACAGAGAAGCCGATAAGTACGGCGTACAAGTGGGCTTTGAAGGTTCTGCTTGGGCAAGAATGCAACAGCTTGAAGCAGTAGAAAACGCAGGCGATACCATCCGAATAGAGGACTTCCGTACAGGAGAATCTTATATTGGCCTGATAGAAGAGATGGATTTCATCAACCGTACACCGCAAGACAAGAGGTTCTCAGGCTTTGGCGGAACCTTAGTTGTCACTATTAGATCCGTATAGGAGCCATCAATGACCCCTGCTGATTGGGCAGCGCTTGTTGCCACCGTAATTGGTTTAGCCTCAACTTTGTTTATGGGACTACGGTGGTTAGTCCGTTCGTTTTTATTTGAACTCAAGCCCAATGGCGGGTCATCATTGAAAGACACAGTAGACAGACTTGAAAAGAGAGTCGATGAAATCTACAAGATTCTGGCAGAAAGAGGATGACGAATGAAACCACTTGCAAAGAGTGCAACACCTGCCGCTGTTGCCGTTCTACGGCAGGCAACTGCGCTTGCTCCCAAGCGCAAGAAGGCATCGGATGGCCTACTACCAAGCAAGGCTCACATCAAGGCAAGTCCTAACTCAGATCACAACACAGGACTAGCAGTAGACCTGACCCACGATCCAAAGGCAGGTATTGACTGTGCCGAGATATTTGAAAAACTCAAAGAAGATGAAAGGGTTTCTTACCTCATCTTCAATAAGAAAATTTGGTCGCGCATCAAGGCTAAGTCTGGCAATAGGCCTTACAGTGGTAGTAACCCTCACTCTAAACATCTTCATATTTCTATCAACGCTGATTCCGCTAATGATACTAGTCCTTGGTTTTGGTGGATGAATCAACCTAAAGTTGTGAACCAGGTCAAGGCTGCTCTGCAGCCTCAACCCAAGAAGAAGGTGGCAGAAGGTGTCAATGTGGCACCTGTATGTACTTGCTGCAAGGTTCACGGCAAACAAAAGAAAGGCAAATAATGGAAACACTAAAGCAAATATCGCTGACGTGGTTTCGTGCTGCAGCCTCTGCTGCTATTGCACTCTACCTCGCAGGAGAAACTGATCTCAAGACTCTAGGAACCGCAGCTCTGGCTGGATTCCTTGGTCCTGTGTTGAAGTACCTCGACACATCCGCTAAAGATTTTGGTCGCGGAGCAGCATAGTTTGTAGATAGCGCGAGGCAAAGCCCCTGTCCCTTACGGGATGGGGGCTTCTTTTTTTATGCCTCTTTATCGATAGGACAAGGGGCTTTGAGTAGATTTCCGCAACTAGCACATTGAACATCAAGGGCATACCAACAGATCTCGTAGTCCTCGAACTGGACATAAGTGTTAAAAACTGTACAGCCACAGACGCATTGATGGGTCGGTCCTATAGACCGCAGGTCAGAAGCCTGTATCGGTGGTAGACTGTTTTTTCGCAGCCTTGGTAGACGGAACCGCATAGTGTGGTAGATACTGGGCCGCCGATAAGCGGCCCCTGTACTGTTATTCGCTTCGCTCATATTGTAACGACCAGGTGTGTCGCTAACGCGACGACACGCCGAAGATATATAATTCTCTGCTATGACAACATTGGTAGCAGTAGAGCTGGAGAACATTGCAGTCTTGGCTGCTGATAGCCAAATCACCGAGGACAGTATGAGGACTGTTAGTACCTCAACTCCGAAAATAATTCACATCGGTAAGTACCTGCTAGGTATCGTTGGTGATGCTAGACCTGGTGACATCTTGACCTATAACTGGACTCCGCCTGCATACAAGGGTGCAGATCCCGTCCAGTGGATGGGTAAGAAAGTGATGCCATCAATACTCACGGCTTTCAAAGAGAATGGATACGACCCGTATGAAGCGTCGAAAGACAAGGAAGCAGGATTCGACTACATTGTCGCGTTTGATGGGAATGTATTCCATATCGCGACGGACCTGTCGTTCATCAAGAGTGATAGCGGTATTTATGGAATTGGCAGTGGCGGCGCTTATGCTCTCGGTTATCTTTATGATCGTATGGGTCGTCTCACTATTGGTAATGTAGAGCAACACGCCGAGAAGGCAGTTCAGGTTGCCTCGATGCTTGACATTAATACCTGTCCTCCGATTCAATTAGTTACTCAAAGACGGGAGTTAACGTGAGAAAAGATTGGAAAGTGTGGACAGTGCATATCAATGCACACCACTTGGATAACTGGTCCATAGGTTTGGACTATTACAAAGTATTTGACTATGCACCACTGCGTGCAGTGGCTAGAGTTTTGCAGGTAAACTTGCTATTCTTCAACATCACTCTTACAAGATGGCAGGGCAACGGATGGATATAAAAGAATTATTAATCAAGGCTTTACACGAAAAAGAGAACAAGCGTGGTCGCTCTACTCAAGTGCAGATTGGACCATCAGAGCTTGGCGGTTGTCGTCGTAAAGTCTGGTACCGTTTAAACAATCAGCCTGAAACCAACGACAGCGAGTTGAAACTCGCAGCGATTATGGGTACGGCAATCCACTCAGCGATTGAGTCCGCATTGGCTGATAACAAAGATGTACTGCTTGAACAGACTGTCGAATATGACGGTATGAAAGCACACGTTGACTGCTTCATTCCTGGGACAGGTGATGTAGTGGACTGGAAGACTGTCAAGACTAAGAACTTGAACTACTTCCCGTCTAAACAACAACGCTGGCAAGTACAAGTTTATGGCTACCTAATTCAAAAGTCTGGGTTGGGGAAGGTTCAGACTGTGAATCTTGTAGCCATTCCTCGTGATGGGGATGAACGTGATGTAGCAATACATTCTGAACCCTATGATGAGGCCATCGCACTAGAGGCGCTCGATTGGTTATCTGCAATCAAGACATCGGACCTTGCACCTGAACCTGAAAAGGACGAAAGTTACTGCAGGTTCTATTGCAAATACTACGACGCCTCTGGTGAGATGGGATGCGTTGGTCTAAAAAAAGAACTTATGGGAGATAACATCCCAGTTCTTGATGATGAACAAACATCACTTAATGTACTTGAGTATGCTCAACTGGATGAACAGATTAAGTCTTTGGAAAAAAAGAAAGAAGGGTTAAGAGAAACCTTTCTTGGAGTAACTGGAGTTACAACAACAGGATATGAGATCAAATGGTCTACAGTCCAAAGTAACACAGTCGACAGAGAAGCGGTGGAGAAAGCACTAGGCTTTGTGCCGACTAAGCAAGGAAAGGAAAGCACAAGGCTTTCCATTAGAAAAACTGGAGGAAGGTAAATGGCTGCACCCGAGTCAACAAAGTTCCAAGTCAACTACAAGTTGCCTGACGGAACTCTTGTAAATCTTTACGCATCAGATGTGCGTGAATTGGAAACAGGTCTAACTGACCTAGCAATGGTATCGGCGTTGATTACTTCAACAGCTGACACATTTCGAGGCGCTGGATCTTCTGCGCCCGTTCAAGGTTCTGCACCTGTAACTGCACCAGCAGTACAACCATCAAGCAATACTTGCAAACACGGAGCGATGGTATATCGCGAGGGAGTAAGCGCTAAAGGTCCTTGGAAGGGCTATATGTGTGCTGCATCAAAGGGCGCACCAGACAAGTGCCAAACTATTTGGGTCCGATGACCCAATGCGAGAGCCTCGTGAATTCGAGGATCCTCTCTGCGCTCAAACAGGTGGAGACTTTTGGTTTCCCGAAAAGGGAGACTCAAGGTCATACGAACTCATATACGCACGAAGTATATGTAACAACTGTATCCATCAAAGTGAGTGTGCAGAATGGGGCATCCATAACGAGCGTTACGGAATCTGGGGTGGCCTTACAGAGTGGGACAGAAAACAGTTAAGAAGAAAAAATAAAATAGTAGTACGACGGGAGGAAAGTGCTTAGGTTAGACCGCGCTTGGAGGACTGCCCAAACATTGGCGCAGCCACTTCCGACTGTGTGGAAAGACTTAGAAACCAAGGACATAAAGTTTCGGCGTGGTCAAGTGTGTATGGTTGCCGCTGCACCTAACGCTGGAAAGTCTATGTTCGCTCTCGTATATGCTATTAAATCAAAAGTACCTACTCTGTTTTTCTCCGCAGATACTGACATCGCGACAGTGATGCTTCGCGCTACTGCTCACGTGTCAGGACATAGTCAGCAAACAGTAGAGAATCAGATTTCATATAATCCTGATGCTTATGCTGACAACCTAGAAGATATATCCCACATTCAATGGGTATTTGATTCATCACCAAACCTTGATGATATCGAAGATGAGATTAAGGCTTACATAGAACTCTATGGAGTAGCACCACAACTCATTGTCATAGATAACCTAATGAATGTCGCTGCTGAATCTGATAATGAATGGGCAGGGCTTCGTCAGATAATGATGGACCTGCACGATATGGCTCGTAAGACTGAAGCCTGTGTGCTTGTCTTGCACCACGTATCAGAACAAAGTGAGTATGGACCTGGAACTCATCCACCTCATCGCCGTGCAATCCACGGAAAGGTGAGTCAACTTCCAGCTTTGATACTAACTCTTGGCTATGACCCGATGAGTCACAACCTTCGAGTCGCAGCCGTTAAGAATCGCTTTGGCAAACATCAGGCAGACGGGCAAGATTACGCAAGTTTATTTGTGAACTTTGCTACCTGTCAGATCAATGATGCTGATGCTTTTGGTAGGGCAGTTCTGCACTCCAACTACACAAGGATTATATGAGTTCATATAACAAACAAAAGGGTTCCAAGTTCGAGACGGATGTAATGAAATACTTACGCAAACTTGGACACTTCGCCGAACGACTCGCTAAAGCGGGCGCTGCAGACGAAGGCGATGTGGTTACTATAATCGCAGGTCAGACCTATATTTTGGAGTGTAAGAATCGTAAGTCACTTAGTCTTCCACAGTTCTGGGCGGAAGCCCAGACTGAGGCAGCCAACTACGCGAAGGCTCGCGGACTACCCGTCAACCCGCCAGCCTTCGTCGTAGTCAAACGCAGACAACACGGAGTAGAGAAGGCTTGGGTTATCCAAGACTTAGACCAATGGTTACAAGATAGGAGTAGTAATGCCAGTTCCTGAAGGACAGATAACAACATCAAATATATGGACAGGTGAACCCTTGTCTGAAGGAGAGAAGAACTACAAGGTTACTTTTCTTTCACGTAGAGAAACAATCATTACAGCAAACTCAAAAGAAGATGCTTTGGTGAGGGCTAAGTTTCGAGTGTCAAAAAACGAGAATGATTACAACAGTTTCTTTGAAGACTTTGAGGAAAAGGTTGAAGAGTTATGATTTGCAGTAGTTGTTGTTGGGCAGGTCATCACAACACTATTGGTAAGACCGACTTAGCCAAAGATTTTCACGATAAATGTGAGGGAGATTGCGGATGCCAGCACAAGACTGGACCAGGGTGGTTCGTAAGAAAAGGTCAAAAGCCAGCTCCGATGCAAACTCAGTCTCCATAGCAGATGTAGTAAGACACTTTGGAGGGGAAGTAAAGGAAGGCTTCAATGTGTCAGTGCGATGCTGTATGCACGAGGACAGCAGGCGCTCTGCAGTAATTGATACCTATAACAACCTTTACTACTGCCACACTTGCGGTAAGGGTGGCAATGCAATTAACGTGATTATGGAATTGGAGAACTTGGGGTTTAAGGATGCTATCGATAGAGCAAACGAAATCACTGCTGGAAGCGGCAGTCCATTACGCGGACTCAATAAGCGACAGGGCGCTAGGCTACCTCGCAGGACGTGGGATATCTGAAGAGACGGCTGCTCGGTACCAGATAGGTACCATCGTTGATCCGATAGAGGGTCATCAGATGTATGAGGGTTGGATTTCAATACCTTATATGACCGCACTTGGTACGTGCGTTGGCTTTAAGTTCCGCAGACTTGATGATGGCAAGCCTAAGTATGGCTCACCTGTAGGGCAGAAGAGCCACCTATACAACGTCATAGCCACAATGTCTCCTACTAAAAGCATTGTTATCTGTGAGGGTGAATTTGATGCAATAGTTATGGATGCAAACTGCGGTGTACCTGCCGTTGGTATTCCAGGGGTAGCGGCTTGGAAGCCTTACTACTCAAAGTTATTTAATGGTTTTGATGTTGTTTATATTGTAGGCGACAACGATGTTAAAGAAGATGGGTCTAATCCTGGTATGGAGTTCTCTCGGCGTGTTGCTGGCGAGGTATTGAACTCACAAATCGTACAATTACCACCAGGTATGGACATTACGGACTTTTATCTTGCCAATGGCAAGGACCTAACAGCCAACCTAGTGGGAGGAAAGAAGTGAGTGAGCAAGAAAAAGGATCTCCAAGAGGCAGCCAGATTATTGATGGATATGGGGATGATAATAGTCTCGATAGATTACAAAGCTGGCACGATAACTTGTCGCTTGATACCAACAAGAGAGTAAATGATGAATTTGTTACCGATGTATGGAGAGTCCTTGACACCGCAGGTAATTTGCTCATCCGCAAGCATCACGATTACGGCCCGAAGAACATCGCTCACAGTCCAGGTGGACCACTCAACGGACTCCGAGTGCGAATGTGGGACAAGGTGGCTCGCATCAATAACCTCCTTGATAGCAACCTGTCTCCCAGCAACGAGTCACTTAGAGACTCATTTATAGATTTGCTTAACTACAGTGCCATTGCAATTATGGTGCTAGATAAGAAGTGGCCTGAACTTCCCAATGACTGATGATTTTAAAATCGAGACGCATCCTTCCGCTCCCGATATTGTTTTCAGTGTAGCAAAAACTATCTTCAGTAGATACCGCGTCTTTGTTGAACGCGAAGATGTAGCACAAGAGTGCTGGTCTTGGTACTACGCACGAGCAGACCACTTCAATGAATTACTTTCGGAAGAAAACACAGTCCAACGAGTCATCAACGAGAAGCGTATGGCGTGGCAGATGAAGCGTCACGCAGAACGCTACGCCCGCAAAGAGAAGGCAACCAAGTCAGGCTACAAGGTAGGCGATGAATCCTTCTACGATACTGTGGTCATAGGACAACTCCTGCCACACGTTATATCCTCTATTGTTGACGAGACAGTATTAGAAGCAGCACAGAACCTTATTAACGATGGACAACCACGCAAGCAAGCAGCTCCAGCAGAGGGCGGGAATCTCCTTGCTATCCTGATAGATATTAAGAAGGCTTATCTCAAACTAGATATACAAGACAAAGACATTCTCATCAAGAGATACCACGAGAACCTTACACTTCAAGAGGTATCAGAGTATTTACAGTGCTCGGTATCTACCGCAGATCGTAGATGTACTAGCGCACTGCGCCGTCTACAAAATAACTTGGGCGGTGAAAGTCCTTACAACTAATGAAGATAAAACCTATAGAACTTAAAGATGCAAATGCTTTTATAGCCTTGCATCATAGACATCATAAACCAGTTCAAGGTCATAGATTTTCAATCTCGGTTTGGAATGATAAACAATTAGTTGGAGTCGCCATTGTCGGAAGACCTGTTGCTCGTCTTGCTGGTAACCCATTAGAGGTTTTAGAGGTTACTAGATTATGCACCGATGGAACTAAAAATGCTTGCTCTATGCTTTATTCTGCTGCAGCGCGTGTAGGTAAGGAACTTGGATATAAAAGAATACAAACGTATATCCTGGCTAGTGAACCAGGAACAAGTCTTAAGGCTACTGGATGGAAAGACGAAGGTGAGGCTGGCGGAGGACAATGGCGACATACGGATGGTAAGCCTCGCAGGACTGATCAACCTACTGAAAAGAAGAGACGATGGGCTAAAGATTTATGAGAGAACAAGAACTCTTTGATTATCTAAAGTTTAAACACTTCCCTGACTTGGAGAAAAGTGATGGGGTTTTTGATTCCTTCGACTGTACAACCAATGATAAGAATCTGTACATCGAACTTAAGTGTAGGCATACACACTATCCAGAGTTGTTAATTGAAGAGATGAAATACCGCAGACTTATTAACCAAGCGGGCGCTCGCGTCCCCTACTACATCAACTCCACACCGCAAGGTGTATGGGGTTTTGATTTGTCACGCGTACCTGAACCAGCGTGGTCTGAGCGTCGTATGCCAGCAACCACAGAATTCTCTGACACTCGTAAGATTATGAAACTTGTAGGATTTTTACATCTAGATTATGGATTAGCATTGTGATCTACGAATACAAATGTTTAAACTGCTCGACTGTCCTCTCGGTCGAGCGTTCTATACACGCTGAAGCTAG